GATCGCTCAGGCTCGTGCTCGGAACCTCCCAGCTCATGGACCCTATCAGCTTGGAGTCGATGTGGGTGGCGGAGGCGACGCGAGCACTATTGGGTTGCGAAACGGAGTCCAGTTCAAGATCCTCCATGAAGATCACAACCCGGACACCATGGCGACTACCGGACGAGTGGTTGATTATCTCGCCAAAACCAATTCAGACTGCGCCAAGGTTGACGTCATCGGAATCGGTCGAGGAGTAGTCGATCGCGGCCTGGAGCTGCAGCTGCCGTTCATCGGGATTAACGTGGGCGAAAAGCCGACGGAACCGGAACGGTTTGCGAATCTCAGGGCGGAGTATTACTGGAAGCTTCGCGAGCGGTTTGAATCAGGCCAAATCGTCATGGAGGAAGATGACGAAGACACGGCAGCGGAGCTCGTGGAACTGAAGTACAAACGCATGAGTAATGGGAAGATAGAAATTGAGTCTAAACAGCAGATGAAAAATCGCGGCGTGCCGAGCCCGAACCGCGCCGAAGCCATGATGTTGGCCTTTGCTGAGCCGAAGAAGGTAATCGGCGGCGTAATGGCAGGAAAATGCACATGGTAGATATGACCTCGATGCGCATGCTGGGCACTATCCTCAACCGGATGGGTCTGACCGGCATTGGAAAGACGTTCGAGGGATTGAGGGACATGTTTGCCGCCCTCGGTTACAAGCGAGAAATTGGCACATCGGACTATCAGCTTCGATTTCAGCGTGGTGGGATCAGCACGCGGATCGTAACGATCTTCCCAAAGGCGACATGGGCGGCGGGTTGCGAGATTTTGGAGATTGAAGACCCGTTCAAAATCACGCCTTTTGAGCAGGCTGTTCTCGATTTGGACGAGAAAACGCACTTTTGGAACGCATTTCTCCGTGCAGACATCCTTGCGGGGCTTGAGCGGTACTCAGTGATTGTAATCGGGGCTCCTGGCGCTCTTGATACTCCTCTGCCGGACGGCAAAGGCTCCCTCGATGGCCTTGCCTATCTGATGCCCTACAAGGAATCGCACGCCAAGATTCAGACGACAGTAAATGACGTCCATGATCCGCGTTTTGGACAAGCAGAGATATATCAGATCACGCACGTTCAGGAAGGCGTCATTGGGCAAGCGGCGAACTCGGTTGAACGTCAGGTTCACTGGAGCCGTATCATACATATTGTCCATGACAAGCTCGAAAGTAATCTGTATGGACCGCCGGAACTCGAAAATGTCTGGAATTATCTAGATGATCTCGATAAAGTGGTCGGCGGTGGCTCAGAAGCTTTCTGGAAGACCGTATATCAGGGAATGCAGCTGGACATTGACAAGGACATGGAGCTCTCGCAGGAAGCGAAAGACGACATGTCTCAGCAAATTGATGAATTTGAAGCCAATTTGCGACGGGTTTTCCGGACCAGAGGAGTTAAAGCGTCAACTCTTGGAGCGTCAGCTACAGATTTTGGTCCGCAAGCGGAAGCGGTCATCAATCTGATTTGCTCCACAAAAGGGATCCCAAAGCGCATTTTTATGGGATCTGAGCGCGGGGAACTCGCCTCGGCGCAGGATAAAGCCTCCTGGGATGACGAAATTGACGACCGACGAGCGCAATTTGCGTGGCCGGCGGTGGTCAAGCCGTTCATCGATCGGCTAATCGAGAAGAATTACCTCCCGAAACCTGCTTCAGACTTCTTTGTGCGCTGGCCGGAGCGCAACAAGATGACGGTTCCGGAGAAGGCGATTGTCGCACAGCGGCTGAGCTCCATGAACAAGAACATGGGAACGCCGGTAGTCGGGCCGAACGACATTCGCGACAAGATTCTTGGTTGGGACGAGCTTAAGGAGAAGGTGCCCATGCCTACGGTTGAATCACCGGGCGCACCTCCCGCAAAACAGCCCAAGAAGACTCCACAAAGTCCTGGTGACACACAGGTACCGAACCGATGAGCGAACAGCGAAACATAAACTTTCGGTTTGCCACGAAGGGCCTGCGAAACGCCGTCTTCGAAGGGCGCGACCACCTCGTAGTGCCGGTCGTTGCGCTGGTCGAGGGAGTCCTTCATGCCGTGAACGCTAAATCTCCGGAATTGGCGCTCGCGTCGGAGTTTGGCAAGTTCACGATGGGTTGGAACGGGGAACCGGTCATGATGAATCATCCGGTCCATGAAGACCAGATGGTGTCTGCCAACTCTCCCAGTATCCTCGAAAAGTTCCAGATTGGGCGGATTTTTGACACCCATTTGGACGGGGACAAGCTCCGCATGAACGCCTATCTGGATATCGCCCGGATAGACAACGTTGGCTCAAAAGCACAGCAGCTTCTGAAAAGGTTTAGTGAAGATGGCCTTGCTGAAGTTTCCGTGGGCGTGTTTGTCGATGCTGAGGCTGCTGCTGGTGTTTACAAAGGGAAACCTTACTCCCGAATTTGGCGGCACATCGTCCCGGATCATCTTGCTTTTCTAGAAGATGGAGTAGTTGGTGCTTGTAGCAACGAAGCTGGATGTGGTGCCGGATCGTTTCGCACCGCAATCCACGTAGTCACTTCCGAGGGATTCACCCTTGAAGGAGTTCAGACAGTGACAAAGAAGACTTTCCTCGAAAGCCTGAAGGAATTCATTGCAGGCGTCGAAGAAGAGCCAGTGGTGCCGGCGGAGCCGGTGGCGCCTGTAGTAGAACCAGTGGCAGCGTGTGGATGCAAGGACAAGCCCGTAGTGAGCGCGGAGAGCGCCGAAGGAGGACAAGTGCACAAGAATGCCGAGCGCATCACCGCGCTGATTGCCAATCCCAAGTCACCGTGGGAAGACGCAGACCGTACCCACCTCGAATCGAAGACTGACGAGCAGCTGGCGACGCTCGAAGCCTTCGGCAAGGAGCCGGAGACCAAGAAAGAAGAGCCAGTCGTCGCAGCAGCGGCGCCGAAGGCCGAACTCAAGCTCGAGGAGTTGCCCGAAACGTGGCAGCGCCTGATTCGTACTGCCGAAGCGAACGAGAAGGCAACGCGCATCTCGCTCGTGGAGAAGCTCACTGCGGCACAGGACGCGTTCAGCGCGGCCGATCTGGAAGCCATGGGCTTCGATCAACTCCAGAAGCTCGGCAAGGCCGTGCTCAAGGCGGAGTTGGTGGACTTCAGTGCGGCGGCGGGTGCTCCCCGTATGCCGGCGAGCAAGAGTGACGACAACTACGCGGAAGAGCCGCCGGACCTCGGCGCCATGTTCCGCCCGGCCCGCAAGACCTCGTAAGTAACGAATTCAAGGAGAGGAGTTAAGCATGTCGGCTTCCAAGTGCGTCGTCCTTCAGGGCGTACCAACGTACAACGAGCACGGTGTTGCAAGTGAAGCAATCACCCCTGGGCACCTCGTTCAGGGTGTCACGACCATCGCCAAGCACGCCACCGCGGGTGGTGCTGCAGCTCGTACGTTCGCCCTCGAGCGAGACGAAATGGGTGATGACATCAACACGGCGTATGCCATTGGTGATGTCGTGAAGGTCGGGTCGTTCTCTCCGGGTGACGTGGTGAATGCCATTGTCGCATCGGGCGCTGCAATCGCTGCCGGCTCTTTCGTCGAGAGTGCTGGCAATGGTCTGCTGCGAGTGTATGCGGCAGGTACTCGCATCGGTCGCGCCGTGGAAACTCAGGGTGCGACGTCAACGCGCCTCGCGGTCGAAATCTACTAACCTGATCAGGAGAAGAGGAGAGGACATGAATGCAGTCGTAGAGACTGGCCGCGAATTCTGGAGCGGTTCTGACGGTCGGTGGGCCGGCGAACGGATGCTCGCAGCTGTCGAGGCTGGTCGCCCAATGACAGCCAAGGAGCTTCGTTCAGCTACCACTCTCCGTAAGGACGAGTGGAAGGTGTTCGACACCGCTCTGGTCGAGGAAGTGCACATTCGTCTGCGTGGTATCGCCGATCTGTACTCGGCGGGACTCACGAAGACGATCCCAGGCGGTCTTGGAAAGACCGTCTACGAATACGAGAAGATGAGTGACATGACTCCGGCGATCGTGTCCATGGACGGTAACGTCCGTTCGGACAACGACCGGGTCGACTTCTCGAGGGCCGGCATTCCCCTGCCGATCACCCACAAGGACTTCAACCTCCAGCTTCGCACTCTGCTTGCGTCACGCTCTGGCGGTGAAGGACTTGACACCACTCAGCTTCGCGTCTGCGGTCGCCTGATCGCAGAGAAGCTCGAGGACATGCTGTTCAACGGCAGCTCCAAGATCTATCAGGGGCTCCCGATCTACGGCTACACGACGTTCCCGTATCGGAACAAGCTCGCCTTCGGCACAGGTGGTGCGTGGTCTGCGCCGGCCAAGACCGGTGAGCAGAAGCTGGCTGACGTCCTGTCGATGATCAGCGCAGCCAACGCCGACCGCATGTACGGGCCGTTCGTCCTGTACATTCCCTCGACCGACGCGGTGGCCCTCAACCAGGACTTCAAGACGGCATCGGACAAGTCGGTCCTGTCCCGCCTCATGGAGATCCCGGAACTCTCCTCGATCCGTACGAGCGACGTGCTCGCGGCCGACAACCTTCTGCTCGTGCAGATGACGTCGGACAACGTGCAGCTCCTCGTTGGTGAGCCACTGCAGAACATTCAGTGGGACATCAACGGCGGGTTCACGATCGCGTTCAAGTCGTTCACCATTCAGGTGCCGCTCCTCCGCGCTGACCCATCGGGCCGCTCGGGGATCGTGCACATGAACATCTCCGGTACGCTCCTCGGAGCGCGTCGTGATGATGGATCGAAGGACGTCAGCTTCGATGATCCGCCGTCCCGTGCGATTGGCGTCGGCGACCGCAACCTCCGTGAGCCCGAATTCAAGCGGGACGAAGAGGGGAACGTCGTCGAGGTGATCAACCGCGATGAGGAGAAGGAAGACAAGCCGAAGGTCACCGACAAGGGTCGCAGCGAGAAGGACCCGGTCATTGACAGCGGCAAGTCCACCCTGCCGGGCGACAAGAAGTAGGTAAGCCATGATTTTCGATGCGACTGTCGGGGGTCCGGACTCAACCAGCTTCGTTACCGTCGAAGAAGCGGACGCGTATTTCGCCGCTCATCCGTTCGGTGCAAGTTGGGATGACCTCGACACGTCGCAGAAAGAATCATATCTTATGATGTCCACGCGGAGCGTTTCAGCCTTGTGCTGGACTGGTCAGGCGACTTCGCCTGATCAGGCGCTCTCGTGGCCGCGCACAGGGATGACGGGTACCAATGGGTACCCCATCCCGTCGGACATTATTCCGCGTGAAGTGAAGTACATGACAATGGAGTTGGCTTTTCGAACTTATACAGATGGATCAGGTGTTTCTTCGAGTTCAGGGGATCAAGGCCTCAAGCGTGTGAAAGCCGGGTCGGTCGAGGTTGAATACTTTAATCCAGGTGATGTAGAAACATCATTCAGCCTCGTACCCACAGATATCAAGATGTACGGAAATTCGTCCTGGTTCTGCTCTACGCCGGGACAGTATGCTGAATTCGTGGTGCTATAATGGGCCTAGATAGCGTTCTTCGTAACGGCGTAAAGACGATAAACAACGTTACGAAGTCAGCTCAGGTCAACATTACGATTCATCGTTGGATGGGCCAAACCTATGACGGCACTCCAACTTACGCAGCTCCTCTTGCGACTAAAGCGGTTGTTGAGTACAAATCTGAGGCACGACAGTCTTCGACTGGTCAGTTACGCGTTGCCAGGACATATCTTATTATTACAAGTCCGCTTTCTGCTTTGGGTGTTGCGAACCGTTCAGAACCACTAGATGATCGTGACCTGATTACGCTTCCAACGATGCATACAGGACCGATCATTGAAACGTACGGAGTAGTTGACCCTGCCACTGATTTGCCGTACTGCCACGAAGTATGGATGGGAGACCGTCGAGGAGATAACTAGTGAAGCTGCTGTCCATTCTGACAGTTACGAAAGCAGAACCGCACGTTGGCTTCTTTCTGCGCCAAATGCAGCAACTAGCCATTGCGTCTAATGCTGAGTTCGTAATTGCCGGTGACGGGACAGAAGCGATTAACAAGTTGAAGCGCGGCGGGTTTGGTGATGAAAACGTCCTAGTTTCCGTCAAATCCAATGGCATCCTCGAAAGCGTTCTTGATCCGGCTGTCCGATGCTGTAGTGGTAAGTATATTCTTCGTATTGATGATGATGAGTGCGTGTCACCAGAAATGTTTCGGTGGATAGTCAACCAGGATTTTACCGAGGCTGACCACTGGAAATTCTCTCGGGCGCACCTGTGGCATGTGCCGAGCCTGTACATCACGAACGGTCCACTTTGGCCTGATCATCAAACACGGCTTAGCATTCGCAAGAAGTCCGGTGGACGAACCACTGTTCACGCTGGTAGTCCGTTTGGCGGCGGTCGGCTGGCGCCAGTTATCCTCGAACACTGGAAGTTTTTAGTGAAGACGAGGGAAGAGCGCAGAGAAATCGCCGAACGTTACGATTCACATGGCAAGGGTTTTGGAACTCTTGGAATGCTTCCCTTTAACGTTCCTGAGGAATACTATCCTTCGATGGAGTTGAAGGACATTTCAGAAGCTTCAATGCAGGCGGTGATTGACTCTGAACAGTGGGTGGGCGTGTGATTCTAATCCCTCACCTGGAAACGGATGTGACTACTGCGTGCCAGCTTTCCTGCGTGGCGTGCAACCATCATGTTCCCCTGTGGCGGAAAGTTGGACCTCAGCACGCCAGTGTAGCTCAGGTCACGAAAGACCTCAACCATCTTGCCACTATAGTACACGCGCACGTATGGGGAGCCCTTGGTGGTGAACCTACGATGAACCCGAACTTGGTGAGTATTTTGCAGGCAGCGCGTGCGAGCAAGATAGCAGACACAATCGAGGTATGGTCTAACGGACTACTTCTCCCTCGAATGAGCGAAGCGTTCTGGCGTAGTTTTGACACACTGGTACTCTCCGTCTATCCAGGAAAGCACACCAACGAAAGTCTCGCATGGATTGCTCGTAAGTGCGTGGACACTGGTGTTGTGCTTTCCTTGAGAGATGAAGTGAATAACCCAAATTTCCGTACGCTGTTCGAGAGGGAGCCTACCGGCCCCGAAGCGACCAAACGGAAATTTGCAGGTTGTTTCTTTCGGCAGTTCTCACGTGTAGCTAATTGGGGACATTTCTTTACGTGTTGCTGTGCTCCCCACATGCCGTCACTTGTACAGGGACGGGATTTGTACGCGGACGGGATTAAAATCGACGGGCTGACTGAAGAAGCACTTCAAGCGTATCTGAATCGTACAGAGCCGCTTGGAGCATGTTCAACTTGCGCCGGTAGGGACACCGCTGTTGGTATCCCTTGGCGAGAGGAGCGGGATCCAACAGAGTGGTTGCGCGCGAGCGCCGGGAGTGTTGCATGAATGTTTTCATGAAGCCGCAGGCAGGTCTCAGTAAGGCGATGGATAGGGTCGTAAAGCATCTGACCCATTGGTCACCGGATTATGTAAAAATTGTAGATGCGCCGGAAGATGCTGATCTGGTTGTACTCCACGTCATTGACTACCCTGAGACAGAACAGGCTATTCGGCGGCTCAAGGCGCTTGGCAAGAAGTACGCGATGATTCAGTACTGTCTCCGTACCACTCAGGAGCCGAGCGTAGTAAATTGGCTCCCGATATGGAATGACGCAGAGTTCGTGTGGTCGTACTACGATTTGCCGGCGCTGTGCATGGAAGACGGGCTGCTGTTTCCCGAAACTATTTCATTCATGTACGCGCCGCTTGGCGTGGATCAGGGAAAATTCAACAAGGGTCTCAGTCTTGCCAAGTATCCGTACAAGGTACTGACAACTGGCACAGTGACTATTCCTGAGACGATTGACCTAGTAAATAACGCATGTGCGATCGCGCACGGTACGCACGCGCACGTAGGGATCCTGACTGAGAAGCCGGGCAATTTTGACGAATCAAGTGTCCACTATGTAAACGAGATTAGCGATGACAGTCTCGCCCAACTTCTCAGACAGACAGAATATGTATGCGGGTTACGTCGAATCGAAGGGTTCGAACTACCGGCAGCCGAGGGACTTCTCTGTGGAGCCGTACCGATCCTTTTTGATCGTCCTCACTATCGGCACTGGTTTGGCGATTTCGGGGCACTATTTATCAAAGAGGGCACTGACGAGGAAATTCTCCTCGAACTGACTCACATCTTCAATCACCAGAAGACTTTCTGGCCTCCGCGGGATATCGAGGGTGCCAAGAAACTGTTTAACTGGAGAACGATTAGTGAAGCATTCTGGGGCTTTGTTGAAGATCAGTCGTCGACTGAGCCGGTGAAGGTAAGTAATGTCCAAATCGGAAAACCGTCACGTCGGCTACTTTGGATCGGCGATGCTGTGTCTGCTACTGGTTTTGCAAAGTGCACTCACCAGATCCTGTCTACAGTACAACGGGATTGGGATGTAGCAGTTCTTGGGTTGAATTACTTTGGCGACCCACATCAGTATCCGTACCCGATATATCCTTGTGTACGGGGTGGACGCGGCGATTTCTTTGGAATTTCTAGAATTCCTCAACTTATTGAGGCGCTCCGTCCAGAGTTGGTTGTTGTTCAGAACGATACGTGGAATTTTCCACAGTACCTGAAGGCTATCGGTAACGTGCCAACCGTTGGTATCGTGGCCGTAGATGGAAAGAACTGTCGAGGTAAGGACCTCAACGGGTTGCTCCATGCAATTTTCTGGACTGATTTCGGTGCCAAAGAAGCCGCCCTCGGTGGATATCGTGGATCCTCCACGGTTATTCCGTTGGGCGTTGATTTGGATATGTACAAGCCGATTGATAGGAAAGTGGCACGGGACGCGATGGGCCTACCACAAAGACAGGCCGATGGGTTCATCGTAGGAAACATCAACCGTAATCAGCCGCGAAAGCGTATGGACCTGACCATTGCATACTTCTGTGAATGGGTCAAGACCTACCGCGTGGACGACGCGTTCCTGTATCTGCACATTGCTCCTACTGCTGACGCAGGTTACGACGCTTCACAGCTGATGCAGTATTACGGCCTCACAGGTCGGCTGATTATCGCCGAACCCGAGCCGGGCTACGGTATCAAGGAATCGGCGCTTCCTTACGTGTACAACAGCTTCGACGTGCAGGTTTCGACAACTCAAGGCGAGGGATTCGGACTCACTACCCTCGAAGGCATGGCCTGCGGAGTTCCGCAGATATTTCCAAATTGGGCGGCGCTTGGTGACCTATTTGCAGATTGCTGCGACGCTATTCCTTGCACAACCACATCTTGCACGCCGAACAACATCAATGTCGTTGGCGGAGTTGCTGACAAGGATACGTTCATTGGGGCATTGCAGCGTTTGTACAGAAATCCACTTCGTCGCATCAGCATGAGTGACAAAGTTCTGACCAAGGCGCAGGAACCACGTTTCCGTTGGTCCGACGTTGGTGAACGCTACCTCGAAACGTTCGAGGGAGTATTCGTACCAAAACTGGCGGTGGCCGATGGCAGTTAGCATGTCTTTCAGCGGTATCGGCCGAGTACAGGGTCAGATAAGAAGTATTATAAAGAATATGACTCCGGCGATTCAGGAAGCGCTGATGGAGGAAATGGAAATAGAAAGAGAAGAAGTAATCAATCGTATTCCAAAAGATACAGAATCGTTGGCTGCTTCTACACATCTAATTTCAGGCGATCCAAAAGGGCGAACACCAAAGAACATAGCTGCGGCGACAATTATCGTCGGTGATGATACGATAAATCCTAAGACACACGTACCAACGAAGGAATACGCGGCGAAAGTTCATGAAGATTTAGAAGCAGATCATCCTAATGGTGGACAGGCCAAGTACCTTGAATCAGTTCTCAAGGAGGTCTCTCCTCACATGGCGGCAAGAGTTGCACGCCGTCTTGATTTCAAGAAGATGTCTCGTGGCTAGTACCTTCTATTGTCACGTTCGCGTGCGCAGACCCTTCGACTTGGGTCTGGACGATAATCATCGTCTGCGTGTTGCATTTAATTTAGACGTATGTAAAAGACCGTCGGACACGTTTGCCCAGGAAATTCTTGCCCTTCTTGTTACGGCTGGTGTTGGAACTTTGGGAACCAATCTGTTTCTGAGTTCTGTTGTGACCTTGCCGACTGGTGACGGGCCATATCTGTCGGTCATTGAGACCACAGGGAGGGAGTCAGATTACATTCACAATGTGAAGGCCCCTGCGTATGATTATCCTTCTGCTCAAATTGTTACACGAGCGAAAACGCGGGGTCCGGCCTCAGCAATGGCAAACGCGGCGTACAATGCTCTGAAGGGCATTGTGAATCAAACTGTCACCTTTTAGGAGGTAACATGTCCGAGGGAATGTCGGCACAGGGAACAATGATTCGGGTCAGCATCGACCCCAACTGGCCATTGTGGGATCCAGTCGGTGGCGTGGTTGCCTTCGAAGACATTGGCGAACTTCGGGAAATCACAGCTCCTGCGCTCACGCGTAACAACATCGAGCTGACGAACCACAACAACGCAGATGACGAATACATCGTTGGTATTCGTCGGCACGGTGAATTGACGTTCAACGTCAACTTCGTGCCCCGCGGCGGTTCTCACGACCATCTCACCGGTCTGCAGAAGAAGTGGTTCGACGGTACGCGCGACATCTACAAGCTGACCTACCCCGACGGGACGTCGTGGTTGTTCAGCGGGTTCGTGTCGAACGTGGGTGCCTCTGCGCCAGTGGACGATCGTCTGTCCGCAGACGTGACAATTCGTCCAACGGGCAAGCATGACTGGGTCGTCGAAGACCCGGTTGTCATGTCCGCGGCGGCTCGCGTACAGCGCAACGAACGCCCAAATCCGGGAGTTCAGTAAGTTTTCATTGGCTGAGTGCTGGGAGGGGAACGGTGATTCCCCTCCCTCGAAAGGAACAGGACTAGGAGAACACAATGATTGAGAATGGCAAGAAGCGGTACCTCACCGCAGAACAGATCCTCGAGATGGACGATCTCAACACGTTGGACGTTGAGGTCCCCGAGTGGCCGATTGACGGCGAGCCGGGAATTGTTCGTCTCAAGACCCTCAGTGCTCGCGAAGCACTTACCTTCCAGAAGCAGATGTCGGTCAATTCCAAAGCACGCGAAGATGCTATGGTAAGTATAGTCGTGCTTTCGGCTGTTGACGAGAATGGCGAACGTCTGTTCAACCAGAAGCAGGTTGAGCTTTTGCGAGACAAGAGTGTGAAGGTGTTCACTCGTCTCCAGACAGCCGCCATGGAACTGAACGGGTTCAGTAATCCGAACAAGGATGCAGACGCAAAAAACGCCTAGCGCGTGGATCGATTCGTAGGTTCGCTTACGAATTAGCTCTACGCCTTGGGAAAGTAAACGTCGATGAAATGCTCGACGAGATTACTTGGGAACAATTCACTGAGTGGATGGTGTTTGCACAACTCTGTCCATTCAATGAAGATCGGAATGAGTACCGATTCGCTAGTATTGTTACGATGTTAGCGAATATAAATCGTGACACGAAGAAGCAAAAAGAACCATGGCAGGTTGATCAATTCGTGTTACGGTTTGGCGATATGCCTGAACCTCCGTCTCAGAAGAAAGCGCAAACGACTGAGGAACAGAAGCGAATCGGTCACCAGTTCTATATGCTGTACGGTGGGAGAAAGTAATGCTTTTAGCACCGATCATTGGAACTATCCGATTTGTAAATCAGGCTGCACCCGAATTGACTCAGGTCGCGTTAGGCCTGAATCAATTGGGTGCAGCATCACGCCGTCTTGGAATGTCATTGACACTCCTCGGAACGGCGATGTACACTTCACTTACTCTGCCTCTCAAAGGTCTTATTAAGATTGGCATTGATTTCGAACACCAGTTCGCGAATGTTGCCAAGACTGTTAGCGGTTGGGACCTCGATATTTTCGGTAAGTGGACAGGTGGAGCCAAGGAATTCCGCGAGCAGCTTCGAGGGATGGCTCGGGAGCTGCCATTTACACATAAAGAACTAGCTGAAATCGCGGCGTTTGGCGGTCAGTTTGGTGTTGCGAAAGATCAGCTCGCTAATTTTACCGAGGTCGTTGCAAAACTCGGCACAGCCGTAGACGGTATCGAGGCAGAGACTGCTGCGAAGGGTCTCGCACAGATTGCCCACATCACAGGCACGTTTAAGAAAGATCCTGAAAAGGGCTTCGAACGTCTCGCTTCGACTCTTGTTGATCTCGGCAACAAGGGTATCTCCACAGAAGGTACGATTCTCGAAATCACCCGCCGTATGTCGGGTGCCGGTCAGGTTGCTGGAATGGCTGCCCATGAAATGTTTGGGTGGTCAGCGGCAATCGCGAACCTTGGGCATCGATCTGAACTTGGCGGTAACGCGCTTTCAAATACAATTCTGAAGATTTCGCGTGCCGTTTCTGAAGGTGGCGAAAAGCTTGCTGCATTTGCCAAAATTTCGGGAATGACTGCGGAGCAGTTCAAGAAGGACTGGGGTAAGGATGCGTCAGCTACCCTAGCAACGATGATTAGTCGCCTTGCTGCACTTCCGAAAGCAATGCAGGCTGCTAAGATTGGCGAACTGTTTGGTATCAATGTTCGCCAGAACCAGGTCATGTTGACCTTGGTTGCAACACAGAGTCTTCTTACTGCAACTCTGTGGGATGCCAAGCACGCTTACGAAGCAAATGCTGCTCTACAGGCCGAATTCACTACCAAAGCACACACCCTTGAAAATCAGTTAATCGTTCTAAAAAATAGATTCTACGATATTGCCATTACGATCGCACAGCCGTTCATGGATGCGATTCGTCGGTTTATTACCAGTATGGATCCTTGGATCAAGAGTCTTGAGGATCTTGCCAAGTGGTTTGAACAACTTGATGAAGATACTCAGCAGTGGATTGTCACATTGACCCTACTGGGAGTTACCGTTATCCCAGCATTGATACTCGCATTAGGTGGACTTTTGTGGGTGATTGGATCAATTGCAGGAATTCTCGGCTCGGTGACCATGTCTATGGTCGCCTTTAGTACAGCAGCTTCAAGCGGTTCTCCAGCTCTTATTGCTTTTACTGGAGTTATATCTCAGTTAACTGGTCTGTTGCCCGGTTTACTCACTCTTCTTGGGCGACTTGGAGCTGCTGCTGGAGTTCTTCTAGTTGCTTGGAATATTTATAAAGCTATTCAAGATCTTAAGAGCACTCCAGAACTTAAAAAAACTGCTGAAGATATTAATTCTGTTGCAAAAGAGACAAATGCAGCTACTAAGGCAATGTCTGAATATGCAACTACTCAAGATGAATATACAGATGCTCAGAATACATATCATAGAGAAATGACCCTTGGCAAGGGTGTTCTTTTAGATTATAATGGATATCAGAAAAAGATTACTGAAGAATCACAGACTTGGGGTCAGTGGTTTTCTTCGTGGACTGGTTATCTTATTTCAGCTAATGGAGCATGGAAGGATTTAAAGCGTACCGTTAGTGAATTCATTGGTCTCTTTTCATTTAGTGATGTGTCTTGGAGCGGAATGGATCTAATGTTAACTCTTCTAGATAAAGTTCAGATGGTATCTGGAAAAGTTGATACATTACCCGAAGTTCCACTTTTTGATAAGGAAACTGGAAAGAGGAACGCAAGACCTTTTGGTGGTTATTTAGACCAGGTTCCTGAATTCACACTGCAGAATCCAGCACTAGCCAAGCGTGATAGATTTGGTAGAATTGATCCTTCTTCTTTTCAATTTGGCACCGAGGCTGAGTTTAATAAAAATTGGGATATGCATCAAGCTGATATAATGCAGAGACATTTGGAAGGAGTTCAAAGAAAGTTTGATGCAGATGCGGCAGCTGCTGAAACTGCTAAAGAAAAAGCAAAGCGACTTGCCGCTGAGCTAAAGAAAGCAAAAGATGCATATGACGCTCTTCATAAAATGGAGGAACAATTCGGATTAGGAGATGCCGAGAAATTCTTCGAGGATCTAAAGGCACTCCAGTATATGAAAGATTTGGGAATCACCCCATCTCTTGACTTTATGATGGCTCTTGGTGAAGGCGCGCAAAAGACTATTAAGTATTTCGAACAGATGGGTCAGGATGTTCCAAATACCTGGCGATATATGGCGATGGTTAGTAAGGAATCTATAGAAGCCATTAACAAGCCATTTTTGGAAATGGCAGATCCAAGCAAAGTTAGTGAAAAACTAGCAGAATTGGGTCTGCAAATGTATGAAATGAAAAGTAAATTTGAGGATGCAAAATTCGATCTTGTTATAGAGCGTCAGACAAATGCAACAGTTAGGTCTTTGATGGAGTTAGAAAATACGTGGGTTAAGACCATAAAGGAGATGAATGATAATCCTCCTCAGGGTATAGATACTGAAACCTGGGAGGCAATGAAAAATATTATAAATCAGATCAATCTTGAAAAGATGCAGCGTGTTGTTCGTGAATCAAAGGAATTTCAAGCAATTCTAGTAGTGCTGAAAACGATTGCTCCTGCAGCTGCTGCCGCGCTCGAGGATGTATTTAATGCAGCTGGTGGAATTGATGAAGGTGAAGATAAAACAGAAAAGAAAGTCAAGAAAACCATAACTGCATTTGAAGGGTGGCAGAAGAGTCTAAAGGATCTTGTTTCAGGTTTCAACAAACTCAAGACTATTATGGGCGATACTTTCAAGGGATCCTTCCTTGAAAAGGTCGCTGAACTCGTCAACTTCATGAGTGTTGGTGCTGAAATTGGAGACCAGTTTGCTGATGGATTAGCACAAGCAATAGGAAATATAGAGAACATGGGTAAATTCCTTGACCCGAAGGATGAGTCAAAGGGAAAAGGAAGTGCTGCTGGTGCCGTAGCCGGTATGATAAGTATGGCCATGGCTGCGGTTCAAGCATATGCATTGCTTTCGGCAGCTACAGATAAAGCATCTAAGGCACAGCGTATTCTTGGTGGAATGCTAACAGGTGCTGCGATGGGCGCAGCATTTGGTGCGAAAGCCGGACCATGGGGCATTATCATTGGTGCCGTGGTTGGCCTCGTAGTTGGCGCGTTCCGCAAGGTTCCATGGGCTGAAATCGGTAAGCGTGTTGGTAATGACTTTGGCGTTGCGATTTCTGATGAACTTGCAAAGACTATCAAGGCAGACGCAGATAAACTCTTTGGTGGTGATTGGCAAACAGCTGCTCTTTATCATTTGAAAGAAATCATTCAGCAGGCCGGCGGAATTGGTGCTGAGAATTTCCTCGTAATGACTGCCCGATTGCGTGACGTGTTTGTCATGCTTGAACAGGGCAGAATGACGGCTGAACAAGTTCGAGACATCCTCGATGAGACTTTTGATCAATTCTTAAAAGAAGCGACAGATTCGCTTGGGTTTGTTAATGATCGATTCCTTGAGATCATTGATCTGTCTCTTCGGATGGGGGTTAATTCGAAGAAAGTCAAGGAATACTACAAGGGAATCAGTGACGAACTAGTAGATATTCTTAACACCCTCGGCGGTATGATGCCGAGGCAGGACGCCTGGATGAAGATGGGTGAAACCATCAAAGAAACCAGGAAAGCTATCGAGGAGTTGAACAAGGTTCCAATCGCCGAACGTGATGACGAGTGGACCAAGAGCATGGCCAAGGAGACGGACAAGCTCAATAAAGCTTTGAATGAGCAGGGAGTGGAAGCTGCGGCGGCTGCTACGCAGATGGAGAATCTCGGCCTTGTGATGGCCGGTGTGTTCTTCTCAGCGGTTGCAGCCGGTCGGTCGATTAATCAGGCGATGCGTGATGCCAAGGACGGCCTTGATGCGTACTTTGGGGCACTGGAAGCACTTGGCCTGACACCGACTGATCCGCTCATTAAATTCCTGAAGATGCAGTACGATCTCAACAAGGCGATTCCTAACACGATCGCCGGTGTTGATGCTCTTGGTCAGGCGATTACCGCGATGGCAAACATGGGTCCCGGTGTACTTACCGAGGACATGTTCCGTGCCATTGAAAAGACCGGATATGATGCGTATGTAGCAATTCAGGGTCAGGTCCACGCGCTTGGCGGCACGACACGGGATGCACTCATCCCGATGCAGGGTTACTTGCAGCGTGCTGAATATGAAGCGCGCCGTCTCGGTATTCCGCTCGACGAGAATACCCAGATGATGATTGCTCAGTCACAGGAATTGGGTATTTGGAAGGCGCTCGGCCCGACACCGATGGAAGGGTTGATCGGTGCGTTGAACACGTTGATTACGCGACTGGATGTGTTGTTCCAGATGTTGATCAATACGCCGGAAGCGCCAAATCCATTTGCCAATTGGGTAATGCCCAATCCAGCGAACGGAAACCCGTACAACCCGTCAGATCCTAATCATCCAGCATATAATCCTATTTGGGATCCGAATAACGCGCAGTACAACCCGGATATTCCCAATCCATATTTGCCTCATTCGGTTGGTACGATGGGCTTGTTTGGAGATTGGTTCCACAACTACGGTGGCGGGACACCCGCTATACTTCATGGAAATGAAGCTGTGCTCACGCAGAACCAGGCACTTCCGTTCGCAGCGAATGTATTGAAAAATCTTGCGCCGGCTGGTGGAGGCGGTAGTAACTCAGGACAGCCAACATATCTGGTTCTGCCCGACCGTACAATCTTGGCTCGTGTAGTTGTAGAGGACATGCCGGATGAACTTCGGCGCCGCGGTATCAAGACTCTGTCAATGAGGTAAGCATGGCAACGAAACTTTCCAACGCTGCTGCAACTGCCGCAGCTGACGCTATCGTAGACCTCCTCGATGGCGGAACGATTGAAATCCGCGACGGTTCCGCTCCAACCAATGTCGATGACACAGCGACAGGCACGGTGCTGGCTACATTGACATTTGGAACTCCAGCGTTCGGAGCCGCTGTGAATGGCGTGGCTACTGCCAATGCCATTACCGCCGATGCTTCAGCTGATGCGTCTGGAACTGCCGGGTACTGCCGGTTGAAGACTTCCGGTGGAACTGCACTGATTCAAGGTGTCGTGACGGTGTCGGGCGGCGGCGGTGATCTGCAATTGTCTACCACCACGATTGTCGCTCTGGTTGCCGTGACGATTTCTTCACTCACCTACACGCACCCGAAGTCATGATACAGATTTTTCGCTGGAAAACTTCAAGTGGGATGTTCGTTGGAACAACGCCAATATGGACGAATCCCATCTTTCCAATGGAAACGCAGTTCGATGCGTTTTCCAATGTAACATCTCCATGGTCTGTTGCTGGAACATTTCGTAAGTTATATATTGAAACAGATACATCAAAACCAGGAAACACTATCTTCACCGTTTACAAAAATGGTGTTGCTACTAGTCTTACATGCACAGTTCCTGGAGGTGCGTTTGGTGCATCAGACACAACGAACAGCTTTACTATTTCACCAGGAGATACACTTGCCCTTCATATCGTAAATACTTTTTCATCTGGATCTTTTGGTCTACCTAGAGGTAGTATTGAATTTGAAAGTTCCACTTCATCAGAAGCAGGATACGGAACTGCCATTAATGGTGACAATGCTCAACTAGTGACAGGAGGATTTAATGGAGAAGTGAATCCATTTAATCCTTACACAGGTTGGAGTGGATCAGGCATTATTCGAGGTATTGTTACCGCTTCAGGTACGATTAGCGATTTTCGTGTAAGATTTAACAATAGTTCATTTAACAGTACCTGGGATATAATGTTCGTAAAGAACAGCATTATCCAGGACGGAACTGGCGGGACTGTAGATACTCGAGCAACAATGGTGTATCCAGCTACGACTGGATCTAACCTTAGTTTCTCATTACCTGTTACTGCAGGCGATACGCTCACTATTCGCGCGTGGCGTACAGCTGGAACCAGTGATGCAGGTCGATTACAGTTTTCCTTCAAAATGGTTCCTACCATTGAAGGAGAACAAATTGTTAATTCTTATGCAAGTTCTGGTACTGCTGGAGGTACACGATATAATTCTGTTTATTCTGTTGTAGAAAATTCAACATCAAGTGAATCAACTGTTGCAAAGACAGAACTGAGTTCTACTTCATGGAAACTTAAAAAGGTTTATGTTTTACCATGGTCTGGAGCATATGGTGGTTCTGGATTCACACTTACCGTAAGAAAAGAATTTGCAGATACAGCAGTTTCAGGAACAGCAACAGCAGCTGGTGTTACTGCATTAGATACATCTGATGCTGTTCAAGTAGCTCAATTTAATAGACTTGCATTTAAATTAGTTGGAGGTACTGGTTCCACTAATATACAATCTACATTTGGATATGTTCTATTTACAGGTGCAGAACCAGCTCCATCAGGAACTGGTACTTTCGTAGCACCTAAAGCACTTCTCGCTGGTGGTGGTTATGCTGGACCACCGCTTGATTCAATTGGCGCATTCAACGCACCTCTTGCAACGCTAAGTGCATTAGGATTCCTTGGACCGCCAGTTACCGGAACCGCGACATTCACCAGTGGTCTTGTATCCATTCGAGGTGCCGGTACACAGTACCCTCGAAGGCTCACGCTGTACATCAATGGCATAGAT